TGTTTTACCGAGATTTGGAGGTTTAAGCGAAGAATTTATTTCTTTAGTTCCACAATTTTCTAGAATGGATGACAGCATTTTTAAAATGTTGGTTAGACTATCACAGTCAAATGATGAAATCTTACAAATGCTGCCACAATTTAAATCTTACTATGATAGAGTAATCTCTATGATGCCAATGTTTACTTCAACATTTGATAAGTTTATACAAATTATACCCAAATTGTTAACTCAGCAAGATTTGGTTACTAAAGCAATGCCGAGGTTGATGATGTATAAAGACCAATTTTTGTTAGTTACACCAAAACTTGGAGTAATGTTTGACTATTCTGAAAATTTAGTTAGGCTTTTTGCCAAAACCACAGAATTCATTGCGGCCCTGTTTGGAATGATATATCTTGGAGATTCAGAAACAACAATACTTGGAAATGGAGGAATCTATCTTTAATGGAAATCTCCGAAGACAATGCCTTAAAAACTTTTCTTGATCCCGTCAACTTTGCAGAATCCTTCATCCGTCTTGAAACGCCAGATGGCCTTTTAGAATGGCATCTTGATTCCTACCAAAAGAAACTCATCCGTGATAATAGTAGGAACCGTGTCATAAACAAATCTAAAAAAACCGGCATTTCAACAACTATAGCTGGAGAATCTATTTTCAAAGCTTTCACCAATTCTGGTCGCCAAATCATATTCGTGTCAACGGGACAGCGCATCGCTGAAGAACTTCTTGGAAAGTGGTACGATATGTTGGCAACACTTCCGGATGCTTTGCAACCCCATCTTGACAAACATTCAATGCAGGTCGCCAGACTGCCCAATGGCTCCCGCGTTATGAGCCTGCCAAGCAGTGACCCAGGCAATATACGAGGCTTCGGAATGAGAGGTCCCATGACTGACGTTTACGTTGATGAATATGCGCACGTTGCCAATGATAAAGAACTTTGGGTTGTTGTCAGAGACTTTCAAATCCTCGGTGGACACATCACTTTGAACAGCACTCCTAAAGGCAGGCGCGGAAAATATTATGAAATTGCGGATCCCCTTCAAACAGTGTACCAAGGTGGCAACTACCCGAAGTCAAACTGGAGTTATCATGAAATTCCATATTACTTCTGTCCACGGCTCGTAGCCCAAGAGAAGTTTCTCAAAGAGGGTATGACTGACATTGATTTTAACCAAGAGTATAACTGTCAATTTATAGATGAAAGCTTGGCTTTCTTCCCATATGACCTCATCTGGGCCAACCAGAAAGTAAAGGAGTTCGTCTCCCCCGGCTATTCAACAAAAAATCCTATCTACTTCGGTATCGACTTTGGTAAAACCACCTCTAAAACAATTATAACCGTAGTAGAAGAATATGCTCCGGAAGCTTTTAAAATTATATATATGGAAGAACTCTTCGGAGTCAATTATGATGAACAGGCAAATATCATCCATATATTATATAAGGATTTTAATCCGACAATGATTAAAGTTGATGCCTCCGGTCCTGGCGGCCAAGCGATGGAAGACATTCTAAAACAGGAAAAATATTGTGGCAATGCTATATATGGTTACGACTTCACAAGCATGTTTAAAGAAAATATAATTATAAAATTAAGGATGCTTATGCAGCGCCACAAAGTTGACATTTTATCTCATGAAATGGGTTCTATGGCAGAAGAACTTGAGCGGCAACTGCACAGCATACAAAGGACAACCACAAAATTCGGTATGCATACCCGCTATTCAGGCAAAGAATCTGGAATGGATGACATGGTTTGGTCACTTTGTTATGATAAAGATACTGAAATTTTAACAAAAGATAAATGGAAATTAATAAAAAATATTACAAAAGATGATGAAATAGCAACATTAAATCCAGAAACGGATTATATTGAATATTATAATCCAAATAAGTTAATTTCTTATAGATATAAGGGAAATATGGTTCATTTTAAGGGAAAATCCATTGATTTACTTGTAACTCCAAACCATAATATGTATATAAGAAAACATTATAGTGGTAGAACTTTTAAAAGGTTTGAATTTGAAAAAGCGAAAAATCTCATTGGTAAACACATTAAATTAAAAAGAAATGCAAATTGGAAGGGAATCAATAAAGATTTCTATGTTATACCTGCCATTTCAGAAATTCCAAAATATCCGGCCAATAAATATATTAGGCCAGAAAAACAAGTACCAATGGATTTATGGTTAGAATTTTTAGGATATTATCTTTCAGAAGGAAACATTTCAAAAAATAGAATTTGTATATATCAAAGTCAATATTACAATTCAGATAAGGTTAAAAAAATGCGTAAATGCTTAGAAAATTTTAGACCGTATGTTTATTCAATTAAGGAACATATTAGTAAAAATGAGCGCCCAATGGTAACTTGGAGAATTTATGATAGACAATTATATTTACATCTTAAAAATTTTGGAAGTAATTGTTTTAATAAATTTATTCCCAAAGAATTGAAAAATTCAACAAAGGAAAAACTTAAAGTTTTGTTTGATGCATTATATTTAGGAGATGGCTCCACAAATGGCCATGTTTATTATACTTCATCTACACTTTTAAGAGATGATGTTATGGAAGTAGGTTTAAAATTAGGAAAAGCCGTGACTTGCCACATTGACATTGGTTCTAAAGGAGTTACATATTGTATATCAATTTCAAAATCATATGAACCAGAAATAAATCATCATAAAAAATATGGAGGAACAACAGAATTAGAACCATATGATGACATGGTTTATTGTTTAGAAGTTCCAAATCATTTAGTTTTTACAAGAAGAAACGGAAAAACTGCATGGTGCGGCAATTGCCTTGCAGTTTACAAAGAGTTTGAGTTTAATTTTAATCCTATGTTTGTTCAAGTTAAAGACCCAGTTTTGCAACAATTGCAGGAGAGAAGGGATCAGGAGATGACTGATGTGGGAGTGGTATTTTGAAAAACTCTGATATTAGAATAAATTGTTTTTGCGGAGCCAGCGGCTCAAGCATTTACATTGACACTAAAAATGGTGAAATTGTTTGTGGAGACTGCGGGCTTGTGCTGGATGAATATTTTTATTGGAATGATGAAATCTATGAGTGTTAACCACCAAAATGGAAGGCCAAGAAAATTTTTCACAAATGAAGAACTTGTTTTGGCAAAAAAAATATTGAAATATTTAGTGCGTAACCCCCAAGAATGTGTTTGCGGTGCGAACAATTATTCTTTTGGATTTTATGTTGATAATGAAGGAATTCAAGAAGTATTAATGGCTCGCTGCATGATTTGCGGTTATAGAAGGTATTATAATTTAATTACCAAGGATTGGGGCCCAAAATAGTTTTACTATATATTTATAGAGAATGAAAGTATGTCTTATAGAACAACTGGTTCTGGCGAACATCCCGCAATATGCTTCGTAGAGGGTAAAACAGCAAATGCCAGTTATGGCGTGGCTATAAGAAGTGGGGGACCCTGCCCAAAATGTGGATGCCCGGCAGATAACATCTTAGCCTTCAATCCAACTGATAGTTATTATTATTTTAATTGTCCATGCTGCAACAGATGGTTTCGATGGTGTGACTTTGATGGAAATATTGCAGATTTATTGGTGGTAACTTCAACAAAGGCAACTCCGCTTGATATTGATCTTGATGTAATGGATAGATATTAATTAAAAATTAGGGAGGATGATGAAAAATGACTGATTGCGCTAGATGTTTAAGGACTTTAGATGTCACGGAAGTTAAATTTTCAAGGAAGGTTAGACCTCAAACTGGCAAAGCTTTGGAAATTTGGTGTGCAGATTGTTTACTAAAGTCAAATCCTACAGAAAATGAACGGTGAGTTTGATGGACATTAGCGTACATACAATCGCCTTTATAGGCATTTTCCTAGGTTGCCTCTTTAGAATGTTGATACCATATCTTATGAAGGAAAGAAAAAGTGAAACTAAAATTAATTTTGATTTGAAATATCTTGCTTCAGCAGCAATTGCACTTATAATTAGCTTTTTGGTTTCAGCAACATTAATTCAATCCTTCACATTTCCAGTAAATGAAACAAGTATGCTGTTAGTATTTTCCAGCGCGGCACTTCAAGGATGGGGTAGCACAGACTTGTTTAGCAAGCTGGGCATTGATTGGAGAGAAAAAACTGAATGAGTAATCAGGAAGATAATAAGTTTAAACGGCCTCCATGGTACCACTTTTTAGCTAGGCGCGACTACGATACAACTTTGAAAACTGCAATGATGACAGTTAGTGAACTTAAGGCAAGAATTCTTCCAAAAGATATTGCAGAAGAATATGATGTGGATATTCCACCAACTTGGACTGAACAACCCGCCTTATACCTTTTGAGGGGCTTAGGTTATCCTAAAGGACTTCCACCCGGAACAGGCGTGGGACTTGTTCAAAGTCCATATGCTGATATTTACACGAAAATTTATGGTGTCAACCCAATTGCAGATTTGCCCAAATATAGAAAGATGTATAGGGTGCACCCAGACATTCAGCAAGCTGTGCAAATGCAGGTTGGCTTAGCCATTGGCAAGGGCTTTACATTAGGTCATAAAGATGAAGATGTTATAGAATATATAAACAAAATTAGCAACAGAATTGATTTACCTCAGCATATGCTTGTCATGGCAACAGACTGCTTGGTTTACGGCAATAGCTTCACAGAGATTCAATGGGATAAAAGTGTCACCACAAAAGAAAGGATGTACGAGTACAAGGGAGAAGATTATTCTCTTGAAGATTTGAAAAGAGCGAATATATCTCCAAGCTTGGCGAAGCCTGCTAAAGTCAAAGATGGTAATATAGAGAAAGAGTTTATTGCTGAAAAGGTTGTTAAAGACCCCGAAGCAAAAACAATAGTTGCCCTTAAAGATTTGGATCCCCTTTATATGCGTGTACGCCGAGACAGTTATGGAAACATTTTCGGATATATTCAATGGATGGCGTTTCCCCCAGTTTTAATAAATAGTGAATCTTGTATTCATATTAGATATAGGCCTGCCAGTTGGGGCTACGAAAGTGCATATGGCACATCTATATTGATGCCTCTCATTAAAAATACTGATTTGTTGAACCAATTTGAAAATGATGCCGCAACATGGATACACAGCAGAGCAGTACCGCCACTAATAGTGAAAGGTGGAACGCCGGAGAAGCCTTATTCAACAGACCAAATGACTGCTTTAATGGGAATTTTGAAAGCACGTACTGCCGCCACCATGATATTCACAAAAGGCGACGTTGCCTTTGAAGAGATGAAAACTATAGCCTCACAATTGAATGTAGATTGGTGGATAAAATATCTTCTGCTAAGGCGCTATCAAGCATTAGGCGTTCCACCTATCATGATGGGTATGACCGAGCGCGGTAGCAAAGGCACAGCCGAAGTGTTACTACATGACTTCGTAACACGGTTGCAAGTTCTTCAAGAATTCATATCCGATCCCGTTGAAGAATACATTTTTAAACCTCTTATAAAAGCTGAGTTTGGTAAAGACGTTGAAAACGCTGAAATAATTTGGAAGCCCATCATAGAAGAAGACAAGAATATGCGTAGCCAAAGATTAATCCAGATGGTTCAAGTAGGAGCTATCAGTGTGAACGACCTAAGAGAAGAAATGGGTTTCAGAAGAATAACCAAGGAATCTCAAAAAGATGTAGATGAATTTGATAAGCTCGTGCCAAAAGAGCCGCCAACAATGGCTCAAGGCTTTCCGCCCAAGAGGCCTGCGGGTCCTCCGCCTGGTGGGCCTAAACCTCCAGAGTCAACGCCTACGCCGCCTGAGAGTCATCAAAAGCTGGAGCAGGATATTAGGACGAAGAAGATTCAATTATTGCAAATCGAAGATTCATTCAGGGAAAAAATGTTGGGTCTTGTTAAGAAAACCAAGTTTGACTTGAGGGATGATGCGAAGCTCGTTAAAAATGTGAAGCACGAAGCAAGGCTTGAAGCAAAGGATATTATCAACGAAGGAGTTGTGGCGAGCTATTTGGTTGGAAGGTTCAAGGCAAATGATGCTTTGGGTCAGTTCGATGATTTTTCATTGAAGCAAGAAGATTTGAAATCTCTATCAAGTTTGAAGTCCAAATTTTTGAGTGATTATGATAAAGTATTTGAAGAAATGGTTAAAATGAAGGAAGAAGGAATTTTGGAATGACTAAAAAGAAAATAAGATGGGGAAAAATATTTGCAAATGCCCTCGTGGCATTCTTCAGCACTTTAAGTGGAACAATAACTGCGCAAGCTTTATTTAATTTACCCGTACAACCTAAGGACTTTCTCATTGTATCATTTATAGTTGCACTCATACAATTAGGGCTTTCCTTTGCATTGGGTTGGTCTAAAGCTGAAGAAGAGTGTGCCACCGCATCAAATAAATCTAAAAGTAATACTATTAATGTTGCGAATCTTTTATCTTATATGGTGTTTTGGGATTGAAAGTGGAACAGAGAGTTGAAGCCTTGATATGGTCGGCAGTAATGAGCAGTTACAACCATGGTTTGAACTCTGCGTTTAAACCTAAGTATAATAAGGTTATCTGGGTTAATCCAAAAGTTGGCTCTGAAAATTGTGAAGTATGCAAAGCTTTAAATGGTGTGGTTTTTGATTTGAAGGATATTGAAGGATTAAACAATTTACATCCAGGATGTTCATGTTTTACTATTCCGAAGATGAAATTATGAGTTGGAACATAAGTATTGACACTTCAGAGGTTATGACTCGTTTGGAGAGAATCCTTTCAAATATAGAGCAGGTTCCACAAATTGTTGATGAAGACATTATGAAGGGCATGGAAAATATGGTTATCATTGCCCAAGGGCTTTGCCCCATTGATACTGGTAGGTTGCGTGACAGCATACGAGCCGAAGGTGCGTACCTGGAGTTTGAATTCATTGCGGATGCTCAGAATGAACAAGGTGAGTTTTACGGTGGGTACGTGGAATATGGCACCAGCAGGGCTCCGGCTCAGCCTTTCATGTGGCCTGCAATTGAGGCAGTCATGGTTGACCTGCGTCCGATGATTAGAATGCATGTTGCAGAATTTATTGTTAGGGGTTGAAAATTTTGAGTAAGGTTCCAAAGGATATGGGAAAAGAAGTTCAGCGGGAGCTTCAAAAAGTTCTTAATGAGTGGACAGACAATGTATCGGGCGGAGCCGATGGTGCGTACCACGATCCGAAATTTCAGAAAATTGAGATTCAAAAGAAGGAGAAAAAAGTTGAGTAGCGAAATTTTATCTCCGGTCACAACTCCATCACTTTTGTATCCAGCATTAGGCGTGGGTAAGATTAGACCTCAACGTAAACACTACCAATGCCCGAGATGTGCAGGAAATATGAATACGCGATTGCAAGTGGAAATTGTCAGAAAATCAGAGATGGTTTTCGGTTTCATGTGTGATTATTGCCAAAAACGCTGGTATGTTTCGTCAAAGCTAGTGCTTAATGATGTTCTTGAAGAACAAATTCAAAAGATACATAAGTTCACTACTGAAACTGAAAAAGAGTTTGGTGCCTTGCTTGTGAAAACCCCAGAGGGCATACGCCTCGATATGATTGACATAGGTTCGGAGAACGATGTTGCACTTCAAAGAACAAAAGAATATAGACAGGATGAAAAGGTTATCGGCTCGGCACATTGTCATCCAAGGTCAGATGAGTTCTCGGATTGGGATATTGGAACCTTTTTAAGGGATGATTGGGAGAAAATCAGCATAGTTATAGGTGCTGAACATACTATTAATGTTATGGTTAAAACTTCAGAAACGTTAAAAGTTGAGGATGTGAAAGCTTTTATTGAATATGTTAAGGATTTATCTCTTGAAGAAAAGGCCGAAAAGTTCAATTTCCTGCTTTTTAAGGGTAAAGTAAACAACCTGAAGCTAATTAGCGGGGTTTCGGCAAGCCCAATGGCGAGCTTGGAGAAACTGCTAAAACAAATAGAATAGTTTTACTATATATTTATAGAGAAGGAGGTTAAGAAATATGGCTTCTGTTCCAAATAGGGCAAACCCGTTAAGAGAATATGACTATATAAAATGCTTAGACCTTACAACGTCAACTGTTAATGCTGTAACTATTACTGGTAGCACGGTTAATGCGACGAATTTAAGCGGTAGCAATGTCTTTGTAATATCAGGATATACGGCTCTGGGAGCAATATCTAGGTATCAACCAGTTGTTTATACCACTAATGCAGCCACAACTATTGCTTATGTAAGTGGTGCAACCGCGGCCCTTCAAACTGGAATTGTTGGAGTTTCAGCGGCAGATTATTCTAATGCTGATGCTGTTACAATTATAATAAGGGGAATTGTACCCACAGGCACATACACTACTTCGGGTGCATCGGTTACTTTGGGCGGTATGGTAGGTAATGTTATGAGTGGCTCAGGTT